GAAAAGCAAATCCCGTCTTTACACCTTCCCAGATAGTTTTAATAACATTTGCTATGCCCTCAACTATTGGAATTACTACAGCTTTTATTGATTCCCAAGTAGAAAATATAGCTGTTTTTATTGCTGTTACTGAACCTTCAATAGCACTCTTCATACCTTCCCAAATAGAACCAACAGTTGACTTTATAGTATCCCAGTTTTTATATAGTAAAACTCCAACAGCAACAAGTCCACCAATAACAGCAATAGCAATTCCAACTGGACCGGTTAATGCAGTAAATACAGCTCCAAGTGCCGCTGAAGCACCGCCTGCTGCAGCCATAGCCCCTGAAATACTTCCAATTACAGTAGATAAAGTCCCTGTTGTGCTGATTACTTTACCTATTATTCCTATGATAGGCCCAACTGCTGCAGCAACTAAACCTATTTTCACAATCATCTCCTGCTGCTCTTTAGATAAGCCTTGAAACTTATCCATCAAAGGCTTTACTATTCCTATAAGTTTTTCAAGTATTGGAATCAAAAGCTGTCCGAACTGTATACCAAGCTGCTGTGCTTGTTCTTTCATAACCCTTATTTTATTTGTAGGTGAATCCATTGTTCTTGCAAGGTCGCCTTGAGCATTTTTCGTAGATTCCATGATTACACCATATCTTGCCATTACCTTCTGCTGTTCTGTTAAAGCTTCACCCTGCTTTGCAATTCCATGAGAATAAGCATAGGTTTTAATTGTATTATCATTAACTAATATACCTAAAGCTTTAAGTGGTTCTGCCTCTCCACTAATACCAGATTTTAATTTCTCAAATGCCTCTTCTGGTTTTAAGTTATAGAAAGAAGCCATATCATAAGAAAGCTGCGTAAGTCCCTCAGACATTTTTAAAGATTCTTGTGAGGTTAATCCCATTGAAGTAAGCATTGAATTGTAGGTCGCTACATTTTTTCTCACATTGAAAGCATTAAGACCAAGTGCCTTTGACGTTTCCTCTGACCACTTTCTAGCATCACCTGCCATTGAACCCATAGCTACTTCAAAGAGATTTTCTGATTCTACTGCGTCCATAGCCATTTTTGTTGTAGCAGTGCCTATTCCAACTAAAGGAAGTGTTACAGCAGTAGAAAGCTTACTTCCTATGGAAGACATCTTATCACCCACAGATTTCATTTTTTCACCTGCACTATTCATGCTTTCAGACAGTTTATACCAAGCTGAGCTTTTTTCCTTAAGTTCTCTTGTTGCCTCTTTCAGCTCATTCTCCATTTTATTAAGTTCTGCTGTAGCATAATTAAGCTTGATTTTTAGATTTTCAGTAGCCTTTGCATCTTCACCCTTTGTTTCTACACTCTTTTGATATGCTTTTTCTAATGCCGCAACTTTATCCTTCTGTAGTTCTATCTGTTTATTTAAGGTATCTGATTTAAGTCTTAGTCCTTCTTCAGATTTACCAAAATCACCAAGTTTAGAAGAAGCTGCTGCAAATTCACTTTGAACAACCTTTAGTCCTCTTTGTATTTTTGCTACACCTTCTTGAAAACCTCTGTCATCAAGACCAACTCTTGCAACTACGGTATTTGCATCTCTTGCCATCATCTCACCTCCCTGCTAGAAAATAATATTATCTATATAATCAAGTTCTTCTTGTTCTTCAATTCCATTTACTTTCTTGTAAACACTAAAAAGTGCTTGTAACTTCTTAGGTGTACTTTTCCAAAACTGCTCCTCAGTCATTTTCAAAAGGTTTGTTCCCAAATAGAAAAGCCACTCCCAATCCCATCCATCTTGATTGGTGTGGCTTTCTATTCCCCCATGTTTTCAGTTATCTCTGGCATGGCCATATTCAAAGCTTCATTAATAGCTGTACCTAATCTCTCCATATCATTTAAAGTAAGCATTTTTCCTACTTCTTTAAGAGTAACACTTTCATCTTCAGCTTTAATGGCTGAGTAAATCAGTGCTCTTATTGCTTTAATTTTTCTGTTCTGCAAATCCTCAAATGCTTGGTTGATATCACCATAGACATCTTCTAACTCACAGAAAGTGTTCATATCGAATTTTAGTTCATATTCTTTGTTTCCTATGGTAATTTTAATACCTTTATTTTTAAGTTCTGATGCTTTCATTATAACCCCTCCAATGATTCATATTATGGTGTCACAACTGGCTCCTCAGGAACAGCAGTAAACCATGAACTAATAATAGTTGAATCTACTCCCTGAGCATCCTCATCAGCAATAAATCTATAATTTCCATCAAAGTCCCTTGAATAGAATTTTCCCTTAAGCTTTGCACTCTGTGCCTTTGGTTTTTCTCCCTCTGTATCATATTCATCTGCTGCAAGTTCAAATTTTCCTTTCAAAAGCCATACATATCTGTATTTTCCGTTGTTCTTCTTTGATTTAAAACCAAGTGCTATAGTTGGAGGCATATCATCCTTATTTTCCACTAATACACCCTTTACAACCTTCGATCCCTGCAGTTTTGCTCTGCTTGTAAGTGATAACTGATTAACTTCAATTTCAACATCAACACCTTCAAAAGCAGTTATTATGTCTTCAACAGTATCATCTGAATAAATATTTTCTGAATTTGATTTTGGAGAAAGTTTAGCACTGATTGCTCTTTCTAACTTTTCCGGAGTGCTGTAAGTAACACCAGTACTGTCATCCTTTGTTAAAACAGCTATATGAATATCTCTAAGCCCTATCTGTCTTGCCATACTTATTCACCTTCCTCTAAATAATAAAATTTAAGGCCTTTATGATAGATTTTTGTATCTTCTTCATAAAGGTCTATTTCATTTAATCTTTTGAACCCTGCTTTAAGCAAAAGTTCTTTTATATTTTTAACTACCTCTGTGTAATCACTCTTTGACCACACATCTACTTGGATATAATGAGCTGTCAAAGCTTCTTCATCATCTTCATACTCTTCACCTGCAGTTAAATACTCATGAAAAGTAATATAAGTTTCTGCCTTGCCACTATACTTTTGAAAGGCTACTGGAATTTTAAGAGGCTTTAAGGTATCCATAATCAACTTATTTATCATTCCTCAAGTCCCCTTTGCAGTTCTTCCATAATAATGTTATTTATATCTCTTTTATTCTCAAGGACAGAGTTCTCTGCCCAATGTTGAGCTGGCTGTGTACTTGTACCCCACTCGCTGAATTTTGAATAAAAGAACTCTGAATTATCTCCTTTATTAGGACCAATCTCTACAAAGTCTATTCCATTTTCTTTTTCTATGTCTGAAACCTTTATATTATCAGCCATATGTTTTTTACTTAAACTCGACCTTGGAGCTTTTTTCTCCATACTGCCTTTTACCAAGTTTCCAGCTTTATCAAGAGCCTTTTTCTTTATTATTTCACCCTTAGCACCAAGTTTATTAACTCTATCTATAAGCTCCTGCATTCCTTCAAGTTCTATTTTAGCCACTGTTATCAACCTCCATAGCCTTGATTTCTATAAATTTATTGGCATATTTTATGTTATCGATAAATGTTATATCGTACTGCTTTCCTTTAAATAAAATCCTCATTGCTGTTTCAATATTTGGCACATACCGTATAGTAAATTTAACAGTATTTTCAGCTTGAACAGCTGCTGCCGCAAAATATTCTCTGCCATGAAGATTTGTAACAGCCGCCCATAGCTCTTTAAAATCTGCCCAAGTTTCAGTTTCAAAGCCATTCTCATCTGTTTGAACTGTATTTTTCTGCAATTTTATTCTATGTCTTAAATCTTCAGCCTTCATATTGGAATCACCCTGTTCATAGAAAGAAGAGCATTTCTTGCTTCCTCTAACTTTGTTTTTTCCTCTGGTCTGTAGTCATCATAAAGAAGTTTCATTTGAAGAATAATTGCCCACTTCACAGTTTCAGGAACTTTATCCGGAGTATCTCCATAACCTGCAATTAATCTTACTCTCACTGCATTTACTGACTGAAGCTCTAATGTAGGCCAATGCTTTCCTCTATTTAAAACAGCCCTGCCTACAAAACCATCTAAATCTGAAATATAATTATTTTCATCAAATAAATATTCCTGTCTGTTTACATCATAATACCTTATGCTTTCTATCTTTTGTACTGGAGAACAGTTATAAAAGATTATAGAGTTTCCTTGTGGAAAGCTGTCAAGCACTAATTCTAAAGTCTGAGTTATATATTTTCTGTTTTGATAATCTTCACACCACTCTCTTGCCTGCTTTATAAGACTTTGTATTAGCAAATCATCATCATTTCCATCTATTCTTAAATGGTGTTTTGCTTCTTCTAAAGTTATAGGTTCAATTACTGGAGGATTTATTATTTTGATTGCCATCTTATCACCCCAAAAGAAAAGGAGCACTAAAGCTCCTTGATTTAATCAACAACTACAGATGAAGGGCTATCTCCTGCGTACTTACTGTCTAAAATGTACTCTGCAGATGCAAAGTTAGTAGCTTGTGTGCTTGCACCAATTCTTACATTAAGGCAAGTAAATCCCTCATTTATATCAAGCTTTGCAGGATCTATATGAAATACTACCTGCTTATTTTTTGCTGTATTTGCTACAGTGTAGCTTACCCCATCTGCTTTTCTTAAAAGTGAATCCCCTGAAGATACATCTTCATTTGCCCATACTGGAACAGTATTTGTTAAAGGCTTTGCATCAGTTCCTGAAACATCCTTTGCCTGATACAAGAAAACTTGAGTTGCGTGTCCTACTGCCTGAGTTAGATTTACTACAACTGCTCCTCTTATTACATTTTTAAGACTTACATATGCTCCTGTTATTGCAGTATTTGTAGTTTTAGGTTCTACTGCCTGAACCACTTTATATTTTTCAAGTAAAGTCATGTTTTTTCCCTCCTTGATTTTGATTAATAAATTTGAATAAAATAAAAAGACCTGCACCTTAGCAAGCCTTTATACTGTTATATTTTTGTATTATTATGATTAGATTAAAAGTTAATTCGTTGTTTAAGAACATTGCGTAACAACTAAAATATTAGTCATTATTTATAATATGATTCACCGTAACGGGTATAACATAACCTTTCTAAATATAATAAATCATTTAGAAAGACTTTTAATTAATGAATTAGACAATAATGTAAAACTTTCTACTATAGCCCTACGCTGTTCTTGTGACATTTGATTAAAAGCCTCAATCTCTGCTAACTTTAGTTCTTCAAGGATAGAAGCTGCAAAATGTGTTCCTTTTTCAGTAAATCTAACAATTTTATTTCTACGGTCTTTAATATTTGGTTCTTTAAATATATACCCATCCTTTTCAAGTCCAGATAATATTTGAGAAACAGTCTGCTTGGGCAAAAATAATTTGTTGCAAATTTGACTTTGTGTACAATATGGGACTGTATTATTTATTACATATAAAACAAACAAAGTTGTATCTTCAATACCATGCCTTTTAGCCCAAGCATGGTATATATTATTTATTTCAAACCATGAGTTATAATAACTGTCTATTTGCTCAATAATTTTCTCTTTACTATCCATTTCTTATACACTCTTCCTTTAATCATTAATAAATTAGTGACTTGCTCCACTTAAATTTAATCCAATAACTCCTAACACAATGAAAAGTATAGACAAGATTTTTAGAACACTAATACTTTCTTTAAAAACAAGAATCCCTATTACTGCCATAACAGTAATTCCAACTGCTCCCCATATAGCATATGCTACACCCATATCTATCTTTTTTAATGCTATAGATAGAAAAGAAAAGCATATTATATATCCTAAAAATGTTCCTACTGTTGGCAATATTTTTGTAAAACCATTAGACATTTTCATCAAGGTTGTTGACGTAATTTCAAATATAATTGAGAGAATTAAATAAATCCATTCCATATAAAAACCTCCATTTCATTAATAACATTAGTCCGTAATAGGACTAATGTTATTATAACCTAAATTTATATGATTTGTCAAGAATAATAGAAGTAACTTATATTTAATCCTCACTTACATACCAAATAAAAGAAGGAAACATCTCTTATTATTTGGATGTTCCCCTTAATTATTGCTTATAAAATGTTTTGATACAGTTTCATTAAGATGCCACTTTATGAAATCTATATATTTCTCTTATTTTAGCAGTTTGTGTATGGTATGCTCATCGTAACTAATCCTTAATACATTTAAAAATATGTTAATGTATTCATATACTACAAATCCGAAATATTAATAAAGACATTATACCACAAATAATACAAATTTTATAATTTTTCATGGTATAATCTGTTAGTTTTATCTCTCCCCTAAAGTTACAAATGGACTTAATGGATTTGCACCCTTATAAGGCATAATTGGCTTATTCTTATACGGCATTCCATTAAATTTATAGATGAATCTAAATACCTGCTCATCATATAAAAATCTTACATGGATAGAAACATCAGAAGTTAAACCTTTTTTATCTATTCCAATGTACTGTGTTGGATCTGCTAAAATAATATCTCCTTTTTTACCAAGAGGGGAGCACTGCTCTATTGGAATAATTGGTCTATTAAGTAAGGTACTGTACTGTGAAGTTGCAGCACCTCCAGAAGGCATAAACACAGGTGCTCCACCAGTTCCAATATTAAGAGCCATAGTGTAAAGCTGTGGCTCTATCTCTTGATTTATATACCATACTGCATTTGCTCTAAGTCTTGCAGGCATTGAACTCCACATTTTAAGTATATTTTCATACTTTATTGTTCCTGCCGCTTGGTCTTTTTCTTTAGGTACAGTTACAAGCGCATCCGAATTAAGTATTCCAAGAGGCATTCCAACACCAGTACCATTAATAATTGCATCATCAATCTTAAAACTCATTTCATCTGCATAAGCTTGCCTTACTATAGCTTCAAGTGCTGTAGTATCTTGTAAAAGGTCATCGGTTACATAGCAAAGTGCTAAAAGCTTTTGAAGTGACATTTCAATTTCCCTAAACTTTGGCTTGCTTTGAGCTGCTGTTTCTGCTTCAGCTACCCAGTAAGCCTGTACACCTCCCCATCTTGAGCCATTGGCTCTGCTGTTTTCATCAATTCCAAGCGCCCTAAGTCTATTGGTATTAGCTCCTATAGGAATCATTCTTATTCTGTTTGCCACCTGACTTT